AACTTGAAGCGGAAGCGGAGCGCCAGCAGCAGAAGAACGATATTGCCGCCGCAGGTGCAATCCGTGACGCACACTTCAAGGACGTGGATGCAGGCATAGACCCCCGATTCCTGGAATACCGCAAGAAAGACTATTCCGCCATCACCGCATGGGCCGGAACCGACAATCTGGAAGACGCCGAGGATGCCGCACGGGACTTTGTTGACAGCATGGAAGCGACCGCTGGAAAAGACATTACCGACGAACTCTGGAAGCGCATCAACGCCGCCACTAAGGAAACCCTTCGTTTCCAGTATGAACACGACATGCTCACAAAGCAGCAGTACAACGACGTTTCCAAGATGATGCAATACTACGTTCCGATGCGTGGATTTGCAGAGGACACCGCCGAAGACCTGTACAACTACTATGTGACACCGCAGACCAATGACTTCCAGGCTACGCTCCTTACCGCAAGCGGCCGTAGGACATGGTACGAAGGCCCAATGGGTAATATCGGAGCCATGCACAGCAGCGCAGTGTCCCAGGGCATAAAGAACCAGTCCAAACTCGCCCTCCTTAACCTTGTGAGAAACCGCAAGGATAACACCCTTGCCGTGGTGACACGCGCATGGTTTGTCCAGACCGGAGAGAAGGACGATGCCGGAAGGAATATCTACGAAGTGGCCTATCCCTCCATCCCCGACGGAGCATCCCTTGCCGAAAGGGAGAGAATCATTGAGGACTTCGAGAGGGACATGAAGGAGAAGTACGAGAAGGGCGAAGCCTACAACGCTCACAGGGAGGTGGACCTCCACGGCGGAGTGGTGGCCTTTGAGAAAGAGCCGCACAAGGCTGAGCACATGGTGAGGGTGCGTGAGGGTGGCCGTGAATATGGAATCATCATCAACGGCAGTCCAGCAGTGGCACAGGCTATCAATGGCGTAAAACGCGGTACCGGAAATGGCGAGAAGATTCTTGACGTGCTCCGCACATGGACGCGCTTCCTCTCTCAGATGTTCACAACCTTCTCCGTTCCTTTCTGGGTGAGTAACTTCCAAAGGGACTTCGGGCAGGGCCTTACCAACACATCCATCCGCAACAAGAAAGACTATGTGGGCCAGTACCTCCTTAACTACCGCAAGGCGTTCAAGGTGTTTCCGCTTATCATAGGCGAGAATACCCTTGACAACTCCGTGGCGCGTGGGGACGAGGTTGCAAAGCTCTACAAGGAATACCTTGAGAATGGCGGCCCTATGGGGCAGAACCGCATTGAGGACAACGAATACTTTGAGCGTCAGATGAAACGCTATCTTGACAACACTGCCAAGGGCGGAATCATCGGGGCCGGAAAGGGCGTCCTTGACTTTGTTGGCGGTGTAGGCGAGGCCATTGAAACAATCACCCGTTTTGCGGTCTTTATGACTTCACGCCAGGCCGGACGCTCCTTGCATGAGAGCATTTCCGATGCAAAGGAAGTTTCCACCAACTTCGCCCGCAAGGGAAGCGGACGTGCCTTGTCCCGCACGGAGCTTGACCGCATGAGGCATGCTGACGGCACCAAACTCTCCAACACTGAGAAGAACTTCGTGAAGGCTGTTTCCATCGGCACAGAGATTTGCCGTGCAAGCATTCCCTTCTTCAATGCTGCCGTGCAGGGTTTGGAGAACAAGGGCGTGAACTACCGAGACCACTTCTGGAAGACGCTTGTTGCCGACAGCATCTATCTTATGATGGGCTTCGGGATGCAGATGCTTCTTGGTGCGGCAGGTGGTGACGACGACAAGGAGAAGTATTCCCACACATCCGACTACCTCCGCAGGAACAATATCCTTACTCCGCTTGGCAAGGGCATCTACACCAAATGGGCGCTTCCGCAGGAGTACAGGGTTTGCTACGCGCTTGGCGACATCCTTGCCAGTGCCTTCAAGCAGGACCGTCCCATTGACGACCTTGCGATAGATGCCTTTGGTGCGCTGATGCAACTCTCTCCCACCGGAGCCGTTTCCGACGAGGTGGTATTCAGCAAGGGCGACCAGAAGAAGGCTGCGCAGAAGCTCCTTACCGACGTTGCTCCTGGCACTATTGCTCCTATCCTTGAGTCTGTGTTCAACCGCGACTTCAAGGGCGCACGCATTTACAACGAAGGCTTCAACGACAACCTCCGCGCCTATCCCGGCTGGACCAAGGCCCTGCCTACAACTGGCAAGGAGTATGTTGCCGCAGCGAAGTTCCTCAATAACATCACGGGCGGTAACGATGTGGAGCGAGGCGTAATCAACCTCAATCCCGCCGTTGTGGAACATCTTGTGGAATCCTACTTCTCCGGCCCTTACCAGATTGTAGTCCGCGGCCCGGAGGCCGTTGCCAAGGCGGTACGCGGTGAGGCGGGCGTGCGGGACATCCCTCTTGTAAATAGAATTATTCTAAATACCAACGACAACAAGAGGGACGCATACTACTCCAACATGTACTACTACTTCAAGGAGAGAAGCACCGAGGCCGCACGAATCTGGTCCGAATACAAGCAGCGCTCAGGCAAGGAGGTAGACAACTTCCTCAAGAGCGACAACTACAAGTACATGCTTGTTTTCCGTCAGTACGAGAATCTGGAGAAGGCCATCCGTAAGCAGGGCAAGCAGGCCGAGCTTAACGGAGACACCAATGCAAAGGAGGATTCCGACAACAGCATCCAGCAGCTCCACGAAGATATTGCCAAGCGTTGCCTTGACATCTACTTTGAAAGGGAACAGGTCAAATAGCAACACGGGATTTGTAAGAATTATTGTTTATTTGCAAGGTAATGAAACTGCATCAGAGACATACCGTTGACCCCTACCGCGAGGAAATAGACAGCGTGAAGTACCGCCGCAGCCAGCTTGGAGAAGACAAGGTGGACAAGGACAAGGTACTGCGCTGTCAGAACCTCTGGAACAATCTTGACTACATGCGCCGTTCCAGGGCGAAGGTGCTCCGCTTTGCATACGGAGACCACTATGACGACAAGATTCTCATTAAGGGGAAGTGGATGAAGCAGAGGGACTATCTTGCCGCTACGGGAGGAATGGCCCTGCAAATCAATCAGGTAAAGAAAGTAATCAACACCATAGGCGGCTTGTGGGTAACAGAGAAAAACGCGCCCACAGTCACCGCCCTTGACGTGGCCATGAAGGACTATGGCACGGGAATGACCGAGGTCTTGAGGGGAAACTGGAGACGCAACTCCCTCTCCGTCCTTGGGAAAGAATGGCTGGACGAGGCCGACATTGGCGGTTTGGCCGTTGCGAAGGAAGAATACAGCCGTTACCTTGGAGGAAGCAGGAAGGATTCGGTCACGAAGAACGTAGACCCCAACATGTTCTTCTTCGAGAGCGGTATGCAGGACAGCCGTTTTGGAGACCTAACCCTTGTGGGCCAGCTTCACGAAATGGCGTTCAACGACCTTTGCTCCACCTTTGCCGAAAGCCCTGCGGACTTCTCCAAGTTCCGTGAATGGTATGCGTCAGATTCAAATCCGAGGCTCCAGCCGGACGCCATGGATACGTCCAACCCTTACAGGATAGACGACCTTGTGTTTGACCGTCCCCGTCAGAGAGGTTTCTGCCGAGTGATTGAGGTGTGGACAAGGGAGCGCAGGGAACGCTATCACGTCCTTGACACTAACTCTCCGGAGAATCCCTACGACATCAACGCCGACGACCGCGAAATGATTGCTCAAATCAACCGGACCAATGCGGAGCGTCTTGCCGAAGGCCGCAAGCTGGGATGGCGTGACGAGGACATTCCCCTCATTGAATACAAGCAATACTGGTTTATTGACACTTATTGGTACTGCCAGTTCCTCACCCCCGACGGTCACATCATCTGGGAAGGGGAATCAACCCTGCCGGGCCGTTCGCACCCTTATACCATAATGGCCGTTCCATTCACAAGCGGACGCATTGTGGGACACGCCAGCGACGCAGTAGACCTTAACATAGCCATGGACCGCGCCCTTGTGGTGGACGACATGGTGAAGCGTGCGGGAGCGAAGGGCGTTATGATGGTGCCGGAGGACATTGTTCCCGATTGGATGGACTGGAACGAGTTTGCGGAGCAGGCTACATCCATCAACGGTGTGGTGTACTACAAGCCGAAGCCTCACGGCCAAACGCCGGAAATGATTTACAGCCATTCGTCTTCCGTGGATGCATCCAATATGGTATCCCTCCTTTCACGGCTTCTTGAAGACGGAGTGTCCGTGACGGGAGCCATGCAGGGAAAGACACCTACTGCCGGAACATCGGCAGCGCTCTATGCTCAGCAGAAGCAGAACAGTGCCGTTCCTCTTGCCCCGCTCCTTGAACGCTTCCACGTGTTCATGGACGAGGTGGCCATGAAGAAACTGGAGTTCATACAGGAGAACTACACCATACAGGACTACGCCGAAGCGGTTTCCTCTGACGAGATCCTGCAAGCCATGAACCTGAATCTCTCCCTCATGGGAGACCTTAGATATAAAGTTGCAATCGGCCCCGGTGTTGACACGCCTCAGTACCGCGACGCCATGGAGCAGGAGCTTATGATGTTCGTCCAGGCCGGTGCGATTACGATGCTTGACTATGCGCAGATGCTCAACAAGCCTTACCGTTCGGAACTTGAGAGGCGCATCCAGCAGCATCAGATGGAAATGGCCGCTGCGACAGCGGCACAGCCTCCGCAGGAGGAATCATAGTTTGTGTTATCATGGTTATTAGTTTTGGTAGAAAAGGGGCCGCTGAGAAGCGCCCCCTTTTCGTTTATTCGTCCAGCAGTTTCGCCCGCCGAAGTCCTTCCCGGAGGAAAGCCAGCCTCCGAACCTCTTTCTCCTGCGCGGAGAGGCCGTTGTTCTCGGCCTTGTCCGGAGTGAAATACCAGGCTCCTTCCCGAAGGACGGACATGTTGTAGTCCTTTGACCAGTATTTCATGTCAACGCCGAAGTAGAATCCCTGCGCCCAATGCTTGAGGGAACGGAATCCCCGTCGGCTCAGGGGCTTGAGGACACGCTTGCCGTTGCGGTCCGGCCAGTCAATGAGGTAATAGGCGTTCTTACGCTCCGCGTGCAGCTTGTCACACGCTTCAACGCCCTTTCTGTACATACGCCGATAGTACAGGGTTACGAGTTTTGCGGCGATTTTTCTAAAGAATTTCTTCATAGCTATAGTTGTACAACTGAATTTGGGTCTCGTCTCTGGGCCTTGCGCGTTCCCTTCGGCTGAATCCACTTTGGCGTTTCCATTTCACGGAAACAAATCCACAAGCCGATGGCCGTAGCCATCAGCACGTCGTCGTGGTTGCCTTCTCCGGGAGGTGCGCTGAACTGCCCTTTCTCGTTCTTCTCATAGAGGGCCATTTCCTCTACGCAGATGGTGTCATGCTCTATCCACAGATGTTCACGCACGCAGGTGACAAGGTTTCCAATTAGGGAATCCTTGTTGCCGATGTTGGTGTGGAAACCCCACCGCCTTGGCTTTCCCTGCCGCATGGAGGTGGGGGAACCGGCACGGGCGTAGAGATTGTCGTAGAATCCCGCTATAATGTCAAGGATGTATTCGGACATGTTGCCGTCCGTGTCACGCTCCGGATCGTGGGTTTCAAGGGTGTTGGATTCAATCACCAGCAGGGCCTTGTTGTACCACTGTGCCACTCTCATGGCATCGTAGGCCAAAAGGTCATAGTCCGTGTGGTAACGCACCTGAGCAACCAGCTCCGGCTTGCCGCCGAACATCATGGCGGCACGGTCAAAGACGCGGATAACCGACCAGTCGGAGGTCTGGTTTCGGCCGCCTACGTCCACAACCACAAGATAACGGTCCGATATGTCCTTCTGCTTGTCTGGCCTTCTCCAT